TGCAGATGCTGCAGTCAGGGCAAAAGCAAAAATCCACAGTCCGTCAAGAGTATTTGCGGGGCTGGGCGCCTATGTAGGAGAGGGATTTGCGCTTGGAATTGAGTCGATGTCCAGAAAGGTTGCAGAAGCTACGCAGAACATTGTGGAGATCCCAACATTATCCACAGACATGAGAATGCGAGCTTCAGGTGCTTTGGATTCTGAACTTTCCGGTGATTATTCTTATAACCGGAATACTACATACACAATCGTTGTTCCAGTTGAGTACAACGGAAGAGAAGCAGCACGAGTTACGGCGGAATTTACGCAGAAAGAGCTGGAGAGTCGAGAGAGTATGAGGATGAGACTGAAAGGAGAACGAAGTCATGTATGATTTTGTAGACACGGGCGAGGTTGGGAGTGAAAACTCCCTGCCAAGTGAGGCCCTGCAGATTGATGGAGAATACATCGAAAATCTAATTGATGGGTATAGAACTCTGTATGTGAGTGGACGTGAACTTTTGGAGTCTGAAATTACAGATAGGGAAATCGATAGAATTAGCGGGTCTGAATATCTGGAAAGCCGCAACACTACAAGAAACATTACGGTTGGATATCAATTGCTTTGCAAGACCACAAGGGAATTTCGTGATAAGTTTAATAAGCTTTCCAGTATTTTAAGTAAGGAGCAAGTTAAGCTGATTTTTGCAGATGAGCCGGATAAATATTTTATCGGGACAAAATCGAGTGTTGGCGATGTGGAACCGGGAAGAATGAATGTGAAAGGGGAATTTACTTTCTATTGCTGCGACCCGCGCAAGTATTCTTCCGCTGAAAAGCAGTTTCCCGGTGTACAGCAAGACGGATACCAGACCATTACCATCCAAAACAACGGCACCGAATGGGCAGATGTGGATTATGAGATCACGCACAAGCATGAAAACGGCTTTATTGGACTTGTGAGCCAATATGGAACGGTACAGCTTGGAAAGGTAGAGGAAACAGACTTGGAGGACTATGAAGCATCAGAAACCCTTATCAATGACATTTTTTATCCAAGCACAAGCGGTTGGGTTTTAAACAATGCCACCACCGTCCATGTAGTGAGCGAGCACAAGCAGACCGGAAATCTTGCAATCACCAACGGAACAGGAGGTTATGCCCTGCGAGTCACGAATTATGGAACAGGAGAGCAGTGGCACGGTCCGAGCTGGACAAAACAAGTACCAATGGACAACAACGGACACACCGGAGCCAAGAACTGCACCTTGTCTTGGCATCATTATTTTACGACATCAACATTTAACAACCGAGGTGTTATCCAGTTTTTAATGACGGACAGAAACAAGCGCAATGTAGCAGCTATGACATTTTTTAAAAATGAGCTTGGGAACAATAAAGGGTATGCAGAATTTTTTGTAAATGGAATCAACAAGGGAAAGATTGAGTTTGACTGTAGCTGGGACAATCCGAGAACCGGGCAGAAAGCAGGGAGATCCAGTATCTCCAAGTTTGGAGAACGATTTGAATTTAATGTAAACGGAGAAGTGAAGCCGTTTACGGTACCGGAAATGAAAGACATTGAGGTGACAGAGATCAGCACCTTTATTGGAGTCTGGGGGTCTGGGGAAGGGATCGGAGAGAATCACGTGTACTCCATGGAATTTGTGAGCCACAGCGTAGATGCAAAGAGGGATGTTCCGAACCGGTTCCAAGCCGGAAATGTGTTACAGATTGACGGGGAAAGTACGAAAGTCTATGTAGATGGTGTGGCATCCGCAGGACATGAGGTAACCGGAACGGATTATTTTAAGGTGCCGCCGGGGACTACGGAAGTCCAGTTTTATTATTCGGATTTTAGCAGCCCTCCTCCGACGATCAAAGCAAAAATACGGGAGGTATATCTATGATGGAAAATGTCAGAATTGCGATATTAAGTACAAGTAACGTACCATTGGCCTACATGGATAACGCACACAAAAAGTCTATGCACTACTGGAAAGACGAATTACACGAATACTTGCAAGGTGCGGCAAATACTTACACCTTTACGGTCAATGCCAAACACACGGACGCACAGCATATCACGGTCGGGAACAAGGTGGCGTTTATACACAAGGGTAAATCTTACTACTTAAATATTGTAAATACCGACCAGACGGAGAAGACAATTACTGCCACAGCATGGTCGCTGTCGTTTGAGTTAATCAACGAGGATGCTGGCGAATATAAAGCCGAAAAAGCAATGAGCTTTGCAGAGTACCTTACCGTATTTGACGCAGAGAGAACGCTGAAATTGGGGCTTAACGAGGTATCAGATAAGCGGATCACTAATGAGTGGACAGGCACAACGTCTGTATTAAAGAGATTATTTTCTCTGGCCAATGTATTTTCTGCGGAGATCGAATTTGAGACGGTCTTGAATAGAGATTACTCTTTAAAAGAGATTGTCCTGAATGTCTACAGAGAACACGGTGATACAGACAGTGGTGTCGGAGAATACCGGAATGACATCGTACTGCGGTACGGAAAAGGAATTACCGGAATCCGTAAAACCACAGATGCCGAGAAGCTTTACACCTGTATCCAGCCGGCCGGGAAAGACGGGCTGACGATCAATGGACTGGATAAAAAAGAGTATGATGAGAACGGCAATATCGAATACTTTACAGACGGGGCACTCATCCGGGCACCGCAGGCAAGAGATCGATTCCCGTCCAACATCGTAAACAAGGACGATGCTTATATCATGCTGCGGAAAGAGTACGATACAGACAATCAAGATAAGCTCTATAGCATGGCACTATCTGACCTCAAGACCGCATCCGAGCCAGTAGTGACTTACGAGGTGGACGGGTACTTCGATACCAATATCGGGGACACCGTAAGGATGCAGGATCAGGAGTGGACACCAGTGCTTTATCTACAGGCGAGAGTGTCCGAACAGGTGCGCAGTCTTACCAATCCAAAAACAGCAAAGACGGTATTTACAAACTACAAAGAGCTGATGTCCGAAATATCCGGCGATCTCATTAAGAGGATGGAGGACTTGATTTCCAAAAATAAAGTTTACACCTGTTCCATCTCCACTAACAACGGCATTATCTTTAAAAATGGCATCGGTAGCACTACTCTGACAGCTTACGCTTACGATAACGGCGTGGATGTGGCAGACAAGCTACAATTCCGATGGAGCAAAGATGGACAGGAGTTTTATGTTGGTAAGAGCGTTACGGTAAATGCTACTGACGTGGATACAAAGGCGGTGTACTCATTTGAGGCTCTAGAAAATGGGATAAAACGTGGGTATTACGAGGTCACAATCACGGATGTAATGGATGGAGAGGATGGAAAAGACGGGGAACAGGGTCCTCAGGGCGAGAAAGGAGAGCAAGGCGAACAGGGACCTCCTGGTCCACAAGGCGCTCCGGGATTGGATGGTATACAGGGTCCAAAAGGGGATCAGGGAATCCCGGGAAAAGACGGGAAGGACGGAAAAACACAGTACACCCACATCGCCTATGCGAACAGCGCAGACGGTAGGACAGATTTTTCCGTGTCCGACAGTAATAGGGAATATATCGGAATGTACGTTGATTTTACGCAAAATGACAGCACAGACCCGAAAAAATACGCGTGGAGTAAGATAAAAGGCGCAGACGGGGCGATCGGAACACCCGGAAAGCCGGGAGCTGATGGAAAGACCCCGTATCTACATATCGCCTACGCAAACAGTGCAGATGGCAAGACGGGATTTTCCACCACGGATGGTACAAATAAGCTCTATATCGGACAGTACACGGATTATACACAGGCAGATAGTACAGATGCTACGAAGTATGCATGGACAAAAATAAAAGGCGAACAAGGGGAACGTGGTCCTCAGGGAGTCCCGGGTTTGCAGGGAATACAAGGTCCTAAAGGTGAACAGGGAATACAGGGACCTCAAGGAAATACAGGTGCTACTGGACCGCAGGGACCAGCCGGACAGTCCACCTATTTCCATATCAAGTATTCCTCAGTTGCGAATCCTACATTAAGTAGCCAGATGACGGAAACGCCGTCTACATACATTGGTACTTACGTAGATTCTGCTCAAGCGGATAGCGCGGATCCAAAGAAATATACCTGGTCACGCTTCCAAGGACTCCAAGGGCCACAGGGAACGCAGGGCATACCTGGAACGAACGGCACAAACGGCAAGACAAGTTATCTGCACATTAAATATTCCAACGATGGAGGTAAAACGTTTACCGGGAACAGCGGAGAAGATGTGGGAACGTATATCGGTACTTGTGTAGATTACAATCAGTCCGATCCTGCAAGTGTTAGATCTTATAAGTGGGCGAAGATTAAAGGGGAAAACGGACAGGATGGTCAGGATGGAGCAGACGGTCAGGACGGTGTTGGGATTAAATCTATTACAAAATACTACCTTGCATCCGAAAGAAGTACTGGAATCACGGCATCGACTTACGGATGGACTACTACGATGCAGACTATGACAGAGTCTAAAAAATACCTGTGGAGCTACGAAACGATCGCCTACACAGACGGATCATCCACTAAGACAACCCCTATTATCATCGGAGTACACGGGCAGAATGGGGCAGACGGGGATTCCGGCATCATCGTGTCGCCCACACCCCCGGAAAATCCAAAGGTTGGACAGCTCTGGCAGACAGCAAGCGGAGAGCCGATTAAAAGATGGGACGGCAGTAAGTGGGTGATCTATTACATTTCGGTAGAAAATCTGAATGTAGAGACGCTAAGTGCGATTGCTGCAAACCTCGGAACTGTAACCGCTGGACTTATAAAGAGTCTGGACGGACACTTTTTTATCCAAGTAAATACCGGAGAGATCTACTCCGAGGATGAAAACGGGATAAACAGCTCTGCGATAAGCAAGGGCGTATTTGTAGCGAATGGGATGGACAGCGGCAGACACACAAGCTTGTCTATATTCCCAACGCAGATTGCGCAGTATTTTGACGGAGCCACCATTTCCAACCTTGTTATTTTTAAACGGGACGGTATATTTGTTAAAAGCTCCGGATCATACGAAATAAACATATCTAAAGCAACAAATTATGACTCCGGAAAAATAAAAGGACCATTCGCCAGCACAAACTCATCCAACTATATACAGGCGGAGCTAATAAGGAGAGGGTGCGTGGTTACATGTAAAATCACGGCACTTATACAATTTCCAAACACAGGATCGCACGGACCGTTTGACGAATTAAGGATCCCTATAGGATATCGACCAGTCGTAGACATAGTAGAGACGTACAGCGAATTGGTTGGTCCGTCAGTTATCGGGACTGGCAGATATTATATTTCAAAAGACGGAGGAATATCCATTGTAACTGGCAAGACAGACTACTGTGAACGCATAAAGACATTTACATGGATTACGGATGACTAAAGGAGTGAATATGGAGATTAGGGCAAGACCGTAATGGTCTTATTTTTATACTTAAAAAACCGGAGGAAAGACATGACAGAAATATTGACAGAAACCTATAAACTTGCGTTGCCGATAGTACTCACAGCATTTATGGGATACATTGTGTGGCTACTCAAAAATCAGAAGAAGGACAGGGACGCAAATAGTGCAGGGACAATGCTACTTTTGCGCGTCCAACTTATCGAGTACCACGAAAAATGGACAAAAAGAGGGTATGTTACGAAGCATGGAATTGAGAATTTTATCGAAATGTATGATGCATACCATAAACTCGGCGGGAATGGAATGGCAACGCAACTATTAGCAGAAGTAAAAGAACTGCCAATAAAAGGATAAAGGAGAATGCAGCATGAAAAAAATTAACTGGATTGTAAGAATCAAAAACAAGGCTTTCTGGGTGGCACTGATTCCGGCACTCTTGCTGTTGGTGCAGGCGATCGCGGCAGTGTTTGGGCTTACCATCGACCTCGGAGACCTTGGGGATAAGCTGTTAACCGTAATCAATGCGCTCTTTGCAGTGCTGGCGATCCTTGGTGTAGTGGTAGACCCTACGACACCTGGCACAGGAGATTCAGAGAGGGCGCTTACATATAAATAGATTCTGGAGAGCTTGGAAACAGGCTCTCTTTTATTGTGCGATGTCGCACGGAAATGAGGTGAGATCATGGGCGAACAGAACGAATTTGGTAGAGTATCCGTAGAGGAGCTGGAAAAAGCATTTGAAACAGAAGAACAGGAGGAAGAGGAGTAATGAGTATCTGTAGAGGAATTGCCGGCAGGAGAGGGATGAATCCTGTCGGTATTTTTATCCACAACGGGGCAGACAGCCAGAACGCAACATCGGAATACTATAAAAACTACTTGCAGAGAGCGAACTTGGAGAATGGATTTGCGCATTATTATGTTTGCAGTGATGGAATTCTGCAAGCAGAGGATGATTCAAACTGTGCTTGGCATTGCGGAAATTCGAATGGAAATCTTAATTTCTTGGGAATAGAAGTCTGCCAGAGTATGGGCGATCTGAATGTATTTAAAGCGAATGAGGAAAAAGCACTACAGTTGGCAGCGCAGAAATGTAAGCAATACGGAATCGTACCAAGTGAAAGCACAATCATGTTACATCAGGAGGTGTACGCAACAGCTTGTCCGCACAGATCAGTGGAGATTCACGGTGGTGCGACAGCGACAAAAACGTATTTTATTAAACGTATCAGCGAACTGATGAATGGAAATCAAGTCGCAACAGCAGAGCAGAAAGGAGAAAATGAAGATATGCAGTGTATGTTTACAGTAGAAGGAAAAGGATGTGTTTATTGGATGCATGATGGAGTTGTAACACCTTTGGAGCATCCAGACGAAATGAAGATTTTACAGGAGATCTATAAAGCGAATTATGGACATGATATGCCAACTTACAAGTGGAGTCCAAACGGACCGTGGTATGTGAGACTGATGGCGCCATTGTATCGGGATCCGGTCAAAACCATCTAATAAAATCCCCTCGGAGATCAGCTCTCTGAGGGGAATCAATATTATTTGTCAGTGAAATGTATTTTTTAATAAATTCAATTCAAGCCCCTCTGTGTTATAATAATATGTAATCAATGCAAGAGGGGGAACAATTATGGAATACCAGATCTACGAATCTTACGATACGTTTTTATTATATCAGGAATTTATGGAGATACCCGGAAATACTTTTAAGTTCCGGTTGCCAGAAGGGATGATCCTGACAACCGAAATGATGCACACCTTTTTACGGGCTGCGTATATGAGTGTTGGGCGGATGGAGTTGCCGTCCTGAGAATATTGTATCAATCTTATTTTTATCAAAAAGTTACTGCTTTATTTAATGTGTATTAGTTGCATCTTAGATGTGCGAAAGAACTGGCCCATATGGAAATGATCTGTGCCATTGTGCACCAGCTGACGAAAAATCTTTCTCCGGAAGAAATTGAGAGATCCGGGTTTGCTCCATACTATGTAGATCATACTCTGGCATTGTGGCCACAGGCTGCAAGCGGAGCACCGTGGACTGCAACCTATTTTCAGTCAAAAGGTGATCCGATTACAGATCTTCATGAAGACCTCGCTGCAGAACAAAAAGCCCGTACGACTTACGATAACATTCTCAGGCTCGTAAAAGATCCGGAAGTCTGTGATCCGATCCGTTTCCTGCGTCAGCGTGAAATCGTGCATTACCAGAGATTCGGTGAAAATCTTCGGATCGTACAGGAACACCTGGACAGCAAAAACTTCTATGCATTCAATCCTGAGTTTGATAAAAATCCGAATTGCGGATGTAAGCGCTCATAAAAAAGCAGGCGGAGTTATGAGGATAACTCTGCCTGACTTTTTATTCGAAAGGGCATTTACTTTTTTCGGGAAGTTTTGTATAATGAAAAACGGTAGTTGCACGACGGGGTGTGGCTCAGTTTGGTTAGAGTGCACGGCTGGGGGCCGTGAGGTCGCAGGTTCGAATCCTGTCACCCCGATTGATCACAAGTTGGACACTTTGGCGAGTGTCTTTTTTTGTTCGATTTTGAAAAAGGCAATTATCGGGTGGAGAAATATTCCCGCGTCTGCTATAATCGGTAGAAGAGGAAAACAGGGGAGACAGGGAGAAGTAAGATGGAACAAAGGAAAAAAGTACTTATTACCAACCTTTATTTTCAGAAGTTTACAGGATCTGAGTTGCATGTGCTGGAGTTTGCACATCTGTTCAAAGAAAAGGGATATGATGTGGTGATTGCTGTATATAAGAAGTCTTATCCACTTCTGCAGGAGCTGGAAGAGGGGATCACAGTGATTGAATGTCAGAAAGAGGCACTCAAAGAGATGGAATTTGAGATTGTCTTTATCCAGCATTTCCCGGTGTTTGATTATCTTGTGAGCCGGTACGGATTAAAATATAAACGAATGGTTGTCTCGAAGCTGAGTGTGATCAATGCCATGGAGAATCTTCCGGTCTGTACGCAGGAAGCGGCATTCATTCTGTGTGTCAGTCCTGAATGTGCAGATATGGTAGCCATGCAGGTTCCGGAAGGAACGAAGATACGGGTCTTTCAAAACTGTGTGGAAGCAGAGTATTTTGAAGGAAGCAGCGAGTATGCAGGATACAAAAGAGCGTTGGATAAGATCGCGATCATTTCCAATCATATCCCGCAGGAGCTTTTGGAGCTCAAGGAAAAGATGGGCGGGTATTATCAGGTGGATCTGATCGGACTTGGGTATCGTACGGAACAGGTGAATGCAGAGTTTTTGCAGCAGTATGATCTGGTCATTACGATTGGAAGAACCGTACCGAGGTGTCTTGCAATGGGCGTTCCGGTTTATGTTTATGATTATCTGGGAGGTCCCGGATATCTGACAGAAGCCAATTTCAGTCTTGCTGAGCGGAACAATTTTTCGGGAAGAGGATTTGAGAAAAAGACATCAGATGAACTGTTAAAAGAGATCAAGGAAGGATATGGCCCGGCAGGAGAGTGGCTG